CCAAGGTCAGTAGCAAATCTTAAATCTACACTTGGGTTAGATGTTGTTCCTACACCAACAACTGCTTCAGATCCTAATATTAAATCAATGGAAGTTGTGTAATGTTGTGGCCTTAATACTCCATAAGCAGAGTCAATACTTGATTTATATGAAGGGTTGGATATATCTCCACCAAGATATGACTTGAAATTATCTACGAAGAAACCACATTTGAACTTATCCAAACCTGTTTGTGGATCTCTAATAACTAAATTTTTTGTATCAGTTTCTAGTAAAGATAGAGATGTATAGTATTCTACGTTTGCTAATCTATCTTCAATTCTTGAGATATCCTTCATAGTATATCTCTTATGTGATGCAAATGATACTTTAACGTCTTTAGTATTATAGAGATATGCTGGATAGTAAATTGTCGCTATTTCTAGCGCAGAATCTAAAGAATTGGGGGATTTTGGAGATAGTGAAGGAACACCGGTATTAATTGTAAATGTGCCATCTTTTGTCAGGAAAAGTTTATCAATCCTTGGCAAATAATAGTTATAAGAAAGGATGACATTTTTATCCTTTGCAAAAATATTTGTAGATGAATTTGATTGTAAATTAAATACTCTCGATTGGAATTCAAATGGAGATCTTACTGCTGTTGAAGGATTAAAATTAGAAACTCTTGGTCTTAAGTCAAGTATATCCGTATTTCTAATTCCATTGATTGATGGTATATCTTTTGTATATCTAGATTTGTCATAAGAATCTGCACCTACAAAATCACCATCGGAAGTAGAATCAATTACATAATGATTAAATATAATTTTTAATTTTTTAGTTGGTGATGAAAACTCTTTCTTTCTGATTAGTCTCGAATAGTCGTAGTATTCTGGTCTTTGTCCATTATCTAAAATAAAGTTTTCTTTAATGTTATTATTCCCATAAGTTAATGAATTCACAACACCACTAATATTTGTTGTTTTTGATATAACAGTTTCATTTAAAATAAAAGTGTTTTCATTTAGATATACAATATCAACTTCATTTGTTCCATTATTTGCGACATATGATGCAACTGCTCCACTAGTTTGTCCGACCAATTGCTCACCCTGAACAAAATTATTTACATTTGAGTTTAAAGACTCAAATGTAATTTTTGGCAAAACAGGATCTGAAGTATTGGAAGATTCAAAAACTCCAACTATAGAAACAACGTCAGGAACATTTAAACATACTTCTTTATCTTGTACTCTAATACCATATACTGAACTATATGTTAATCCATCATTAAGAGTAGTCGTTCCAATTCCAGATGATGTCAATGATGACTTATCTACAATAATACTAGAACATTGAATGAATGTTTTTGACTTTAATTTTGGATTTACTTTCTTATATGATACGGTAAGAATGGCATCTCCATTTTCAGATAAGTTTGAAAGAGCAACAGTTCTTCCAGAAGGAGTCAATTTTTGATTATCAAGACTTTCTACTTTTCCAGTTGCAATATATGTTAAGTTGTAATCTTCTTCATCGAATGGTTCTAAAGTTAAATTTGGATCAGTTTCTAAAGTTGCATTGAAAACATTAGAAGATACAGTAATTTTATAAGATTTTTTAACTATTAAATTGGAAGACAGTAAATCTAGGTTGGATACATTACCCCTATTTAATGCCGAATATAAGTATGAATTTTCTACATTAGTTACTTCAAGTGATACTTTTTTGAAGTCATTTGCGGTTAGTGTTGAAGATGGTAAAGCTCCACTAGAAACTCCAACTACACTAGTTGTAGCAGACAAAGATAGTAACTTATTTGAAGTATCTATTGAAGCAATTGAATTGTATGTTGGTACTGATTGTCCTTGTTTTGTATAAGAAACAATGTCCCCAACTTTTAATTGTGTTAAGAAAGTTTGATTTGAAGTACTTACTGTACTAATACCACCAGATTGCGCAGAAACTGTGAATTGAGTTCCAGGTTCTGAAAGTAAAAATTGATTATTTAATACGGGATCTGCAGTAAAAGTTCCAATACCAACCAACCCTTCATTTGCAACTATTTGGTGAACATCAGAAAGACCATAATCTCTAATATTTGTTACTATTCTACCATTGTCAATTCCATTAATCTGTATTTGTTCATCGACTTGGAATGATCCGGATACTTGATATAAAGTAATCTGGTTCGAATTTGATATACTTGATACTAAATACCCACTAGATCCACTATTTTTTCCTTGAATTAAACAAGGAACAGATTGGGTTATAGCAGCATTTAATGTTAATGTCGTATATGTTTGTATGTCATATAAAGAACACTCAAATTTTGTTTCTGGTCCAGTATATTCTGCGTTCTTTAATTTTAGATCATATACTCTAGCAACACCAATCTTTGATCCAGAAGATTGACCTGGAGTTGATGTTCTTCCACTATAGAGAGATACTTGCGAGGTAGTCCCAAATCCAACGGGAACAGAACCAAAAACATTATTTAATAATATTTGCCTACCTACACTGAATGGAATTGATTGATTTGATAGTTTTTCAGTTTCTCTGGGTTTTTCAAAATCTATGATAGTAGTATCAATAGTTTCTACCTCATAACCCCGAATAAACGCTTTGCCTGGGCTGATAGACAGACATCCAAGATTATCAGAAGGTAAATTTCCTCCTCTTGTCTGATCATTGTCATTATATATTCCATTATTGCCAATTCTATCATTTAAAGACTCTTTTACATTTACTGTAAATGGTCTAACGTAGTAATCGCCAGATTCGTCATAAGTTCTTCTTGCTAACTCATCTCTTATTAAATTATATTGCGATTCATTTACAAATTTTTGTAATATTCCATTTTCTGTACGAAGAATTTCTACAAAATCTTCGTCATTAAAGTCATTTAATTCTTTTTTAATTAAAGTTGCAGTTATTTTCAGTCTATCTGCTCCTGGAGCAGCAAAGTTTGAAAATCCTTGAGCATTGTCAAATAAATCAGGATTGCTATTTGTAGCAACTGCAATTTCTTCATTAATTAACAATCCAACTCTGTATGATGGTTTGTTACTATATTGATCTAAAATTACAGTTTGTGAAGGTACTGTTACGAAAAATCCTCTTATGAAATATACGCCCTCTGTAATTTTAGCTGCAGAACCTACACTGGTCGAATTTGAAATTAATGTAGTAGCGAATGTAGAATTTGTTCTAATTGTAGATATTCCATAATTAATATCTTCAAGGGATATTAAATTTTCACCATCTACAAATGTATTTGTATTAAAATTAACATCACTTGAACTTTGATATTTTATGTAAAGTGTGTAATTTCCCTTTTCAGATTCAGTATTTGTGACATAGTTTTCAACTTTTGCAGTAACTCCACTTATTTCACCTTTTATGGTTTTGCCAACCAAACTTGAAAGATATGAGATTACTGGAATACCCAAATGAATGTCATCAATTTGAACACAAGTATAGTACTGGTCAAATGCAATTTGACCAGGTATTACCATTGAGCCTTCTTTAAAGAAGTGCTTACCAAACTTTTCTACTTGGTTTTGTAGTATTGATTGTAGGGTAGTTAACTCCCTGGCTTGAATTGGAGTTCCTGGTTTAAAAAGTACCCTTTGATAATTTTTAGATTCATTAAAGTCATCAAAGTATGGAGATACATTGAGATTAATATTTTGGGGCATTTGTCTTTAGAACTCCAATACGATTTTAATATCTTCTTTTTGGCTTGAGGACCTAGGAATTGGTTGTCTATTATCAATGTAAATTATTTCGCCAGATTTCTTATTATATTCAGCAGACGAAATTCCAGCAATGAAGTTGCTTCCTAACTGATATGTCCTACTATTTATTACTGTACTAACACCTGTAAATCCCGAATCTATCGATAAAGTTGGACCAACTATACTGTCGCAAGATATTTGCAAAGATCCTCCAGCAGAAGGGGATGATGTAAAATTGTTGATTTGGTAATTTACTCTTGATGTTGCAAGTCCAACAGGTTGATAATATTTTAAAACACCAGTCACACTATCCCAAGAAGCCACAAATCCTATTGCGGTTACCCCGAGACCAACTGTTTGTGTTATTACCGAATCCACAGCATAGGTTGTTTGAGTAGTAACACCTGCCAATTTTAAAGAATTTAATGCACTTATTTCTGCAGTGGTTAATAAATTTGTATCACTACCAAAAACAGTTGGATTTTTAATTATCCCCACCCTAGCAAAATCATTTCCTATGATTACATCTGGATTTGTTTGGTCAGTATTATAGCGAGAATATACTAATACTCGATATGCTCCCAGTTCTCTGTAAATATCATATCCGTGACCGCCTTTTGGTGGTATTATAACATTGAATGTTGCTATTTCCGAATCATTTGAAAGTTCGTTTGAAATTCCAGGTGCTCCTGGAGCAAAATTAATAATCCCTTTAGTGTAACCAGATCCACCATCGGTAACAAAAACTTCAGATACTTTACCAAAAGAATCAACTGTTACTGTTGCTTTTCCGCCAGTTCCATCGCCCAATATAGGTATATTTGTAAATGATCTTGAAATTGGTTGATATCCACCTCCTCTATCCGAAATTGTAATTATTTCAATCTTTCCATCTATAGAATTATTTTTTATGGAAATACTTTCACCCGAATTTCCCCAATTATCAGGAACAGGAATATATTCAATAGAATCAAATTTTACAATTTCTGATGGTTTTATAGTATACAGGTATTTCCAAATATATCCATCACCACTAGTTCCAGCTGCTCTTGGTTCTAAATCAATGAATGTTGGTTGATCAAAAGATGGTCTTCCGGAAGGATTTTCAGGATCTGATCCATTTTGTAAGCAAATATAAACTCTCAAATCTTCATTTATTACATAATAGTTTGCACCGTATAAACTTGCCTGATTTGTAATTGGAGTTTTGTTGTAAATCGAATAATCGTGCCTATACATTTCATAAGATGTACCAGCAGTCCACTCCACTTTTCTAACCATCCTTTTGACATCATTGCTAGTGACTTTTTTCATCGCAATGATGGTCTCTTTAATTTGATTTTCTTCGTTAAATCCATCAAGAGGTGGAATGCCGGATCCCCAATTGGGAGATCCATTTGCTCTTTGGTTAGTAGAATTTGGTTGACCAATAAAAGTATAATAATTATTTGCTGTGGAACCAACGGATACCAGACTCTTTACGAAGGTATCCGCGTTCATTATTCTAAACTGTTCAGATATGATTGCAGGCATTTTACAGAGACACTTTTTTTTATTTATTAGTTAAACTATACCACGAGTTCTATAAACATCTGGAGCAGTTGATAAACCGGCAATGCCATTGTCAACGTTCACAATAAAACTTTGTGGTGTTTCTCTTGATCTATTTTGGAAATCAAATATTTTACCCCAAGTATACCTTCCCATATATCCTTTTGGATTTGTGAACGCATTTACTTGAATAGCACCACCAGATGGTGAAAGGGCAAAATTGCATCCAACAGTAACAATACCT